CGTGTGCTCTTCCGATCTCCCGGCTGCGAATCCCCCAAAAAATCAAAAAGAAAAGTTTTAGCTTGCTAAATCTTGCTAAATCTTGCTAAATCTTGCTAAATCTTGCTAAATCTTGCTAAATCTTAATTATAGGGCTATATGCTCATATTTTGGCTTGTGAGAGCAGAGTTACCCAAGTTGGTAAACTTATAAGCAAAAGTTATTGCTGTTCTTAGAAACGAGAATATAGGCTTTAAACGATATAACCACATTTAAAAGAAAGGACAATATGCAAACACAAAACGGTGGCAGACCCACAATTTTACCCAAGATGTATGAAGAACCGCTTTTTAGTCAAATCATTGATAAAATTGAATCAGGCTGTAATGACAGAGAAATCTACACCAGTTTGCATTGTTCGGCTAAAACTTTTAGAAAGTGGCGAGATGACAATATAAAGGCGTATGACGAAGCTAAAAGCATTGCTAGGGGAAATCTATTAGAACTAGCCGAAAGTGCCTTAGCGAGCAAACTGACAGTCAGAACGCTAAAGGAAACAGAAACAATCTATGACGCTGACGGAAACGTTGAAAAAGTAAAGGTTAAAGAAAAAGAGCTGGATAAAGATAGCTTGGTAGCGATGATGGTTGCTAAGGCTGGAAACCCTGAACTTTATAACCCTACTGAATGGCGGAGATTACAACAAGAAGAATCAAGCGCTCATGACCTTAAAGCTAAAATCGAAGAACTTGATGACTATAAACTAAGTAAGTACGAAACTCCAAAAATTGAAGTACCGAAAGGGTTTGAATGATTGAATTAAATAAAATTTACAACGAAGAATGTTTAGAAGGAATGAAAAAAATTCCTGACGGTAGTATTGATATGATTTTGTGTGATTTGCCATACGGAACAACAGCGTGTAAGTGGGATACAATCATTCCTTTCAAACCATTATGGGAGCAGTATGAGAGAGTTATTAAGGATAACGGAGCGATAGTTCTAACAGCTAGTCAGCCGTTCACAAGCGCTTTGATTATGAGTAACCCAGATTTATTTAAGTATGAGTGGATATGGGAAAAGAATAGGACAGTAGGTTTTTTAAATGCTAAGAATGCACCACTAAAGAAACACGAGAGTGTGTTAGTATTTTCTAAAGGAACGATTGCAAATGGTAGCAAAAGAAGAATGAACTACTTTCCGCAAGGGTTGAAAGTGATAAATAAAGTTAAAAATTCAGTTAAACAAAACAACGATACGGTGGTAGGGAGCAGACCAAGCAGAGACAAACCATATATTGCTAAACATTCTGGATACCCTAACAGTATTTTGAATTTTAATAACGAGTCAAAACAACTCCACCCAACGCAAAAACCGGTAGCACTATTTGAATACCTTATTAAAACATACACAAATAAAGGCGATACGGTATTAGATAACTGCATGGGTTCAGGAACAACAGCCATCGCATGCTTAAATACTGAACGAAATTTTATCGGATTTGAATTAAACGAAGAATATTATAACATGTCTTTAAAAAGAATATCTGAAAACGAATAGAAAGGGAATGAATGTATTATTTAAATAAAATGTTGGAATACAACAAAGAAAACGGCATTATTATTAATAAGTACATTCGTAAGACTATTCAGAAGCAAATACGTATTCACAACAAGTATATTTATCGCTATGACCGTGTTACACAAGCTATTGAATGGATACAAGACAACTTCTATTTGACTACTGGTAACCTGACGAAAATCGAGCTACTACCGCCACAAATTTGGTGGTATGAGTTAATGTTAGGCTATGATATGGTTGATGAAAAAGGCGTTCAGGTCAACCTAGTTAATGAAATTTTCCTTAATTTAGGGCGTGGATCTGGTAAGTCAAGTTTAATGGCTACGCGCGTGCTTAACTGGATGATTTTAGGCGGACAATATGGCGGAGAGAGCTTAGTTATTGCATACGATAATACACAGGCTAGACACGTATTTGACCAAGTTAGGAATCAAACGGAAGCAAGTGATACATTAAGAGTGTACAATGAAAACAAGATTTTCAAGAGTACAAAACAAGGGCTAGAGTTTACTTCCTTTAAAACCACTTTCAAAAAGCAAACAAATGACACTTTGAGGGCGCAAGGTGGTAACAGTTCACTTAATATATTTGATGAAGTTCATACCTATGGCGAAGATATAACAGAATCAGTCAATAAAGGTTCACGTCAAAAACAAGATAACTGGCAAAGTATTTACATTACTTCTGGTGGACTTAAACGAGACGGTTTATATGATAAACTTGTTGAACGCTTCAAATCAGAAGAAGAATTTTACAATGATAGGTCGTTCGGCTTGCTTTACATGCTAGAAAATCATGAGCAGGTCAAAGATAAAAAGAATTGGACTATGGCATTACCTCTTATTGGTCATGTTCCTAAGTGGTCGGGAGTTATTGAGGAGTACGAACTTGCACAAGGAGATCCAGCGTTACAGAATAAGTTCTTAGCGTTTAATATGGGCTTGCCTATGCAGGATACAGCTTACTACTTCACTCCGCAAGACACTAAACTAACAGACTTTAATTTATCTGTATTTAATAAAAATAGAACTTATGTCGGAATTGACCTATCCTTAATTGGCGATTTAACCGCTGTGTCGTTCGTTTGTGAGTTAGAGGGTAAAACTTACAGTCATACACTTACTTTCTCTGTACGGTCGCAATATGAGCAACTAGATACAGAACAGCAAGAACTATGGACTGAATTTGTTGACAGAGGCGAATTAATCTTACTTGATACGGAATACATTAATGTAAATGACTTAATACCATATATCAACGACTTTAGAACCAAGACAGGGTGCAGACTTAGAAAAATCGGTTATGACCCAGCACGATATGAGATTTTAAAAGGGTTGATCGAGCGTTATTTCTTTGACAAAGACGGAGATAACCAACGAGCTATTCGACAAGGTTTCTCAATGAACGACTATATTAAGCTATTAAAATCTAAGTTAGTTGAAAATAAACTTATCCATAATCAAAAAGTTATGCAATGGGCTTTAAATAATACTGCTGTTAAAATCGGACAAAGTGGGGATTATATGTATACTAAAAAACTTGAAAAAGATAAAATTGACCCTACTGTGGCTTTGACAATGGCATTAGAAATGGCGGTGTCAGATGAAGTATAACGTTGACACAGTTCGAGAAAGTGGCTGGTACAATAAAAAAGAATGGTTGGCAGTCCGTGATTATGTAAGGCAACGTGATAAGATGACTTGCGTAAGATGTGGTGCATTCGGTGCTAAAAAATACGAAGTAGACCATATTATAGAACTAACTTGGGAAAACCTTGATGATTGGAAAATAGCGCTGAACCCTGATAACCTACAACTCCTTTGTAAGTCTTGCCATAACAAGAAAACAGGCGAGTATAAACGAGGGAAAGGCGTAAGTTTATGGTAGAAAGGGGAAAAATTGAACTTATTCGGAAAAGTAGTATCATTTTCACGTGGAAAACTAAACAATGATACTCAAAGAGTTACAGCTTGGCAAAATGAAGCGGTAGAATATACAAGTGCTTTTGTAACTAATATTCACAATAAAATTGCTAATGAAATAACAAAAGTAGAATTTAATCATGTAAAATATAAAAAATCTGATGTTGGATCTGATACTTTGATTAGTATGGCAGGTTCTGACTTAGACGAGGTTCTAAACTGGAGTTCTAAGGGCGAACACAATAGCATGGAGTTTTGGCAGAAAGTAATTAAAAAGTTACTATGCACGCGCTATGTTGACTTGTACCCTATATTTGACAGTGAAACGGGCGATCTATTAGACTTACTGTTTGCTAATGATAAAAAAGAATATAAACCTGAAGAATTAGTAAGGCTTATCAGTCCTTTTTATATCAATGAAGACACAAGTATTTTAGATAATGCTCTAGCTAGTATTCAAACTAAGCTGGAACAAGGTAAATTGCGTGGCTTGTTGAAAATTAATGCCTTTCTTGATATTGATAATACACAGGAGTATCGAGAAAAAGCACTAGCAACAATAAAGAATATGCAAGAAGGTTCTAGTTACAACGGTTTGACTCCAGTTGATAACAAGACAGAAATTGTAGAACTTAAAAAAGATTATTCTGTTTTAAACAAAGATGAAATTGACCTTATTAAATCGGAACTTTTGACAGGTTACTTTATGAATGAAAATATTTTGCTTGGTACTGCTACGCAAGAACAACAAATTTATTTTTATAACTCTACTATCATTCCTTTACTGATTCAACTTGAAAAGGAACTGACTTATAAACTGATTTCAACAAACCGCAGACGAGTAGTTAAGGATAATTTATATTATGAACGCATAATCGTAGATAACCAGCTATTCAAGTTTGCAACTTTGAAAGAATTAATTGACTTGTATCATGAAAATATTAACGGTCCTATTTTTACACAGAATCAACTTCTTGTTAAAATGGGCGAGCAACCAATTGAGGGTGGAGATATTTACATAGCTAACCTTAATGCAGTTGCTGTTAAAAATCTAAGTGACCTACAAGGCAGTAGAAAGGACGTAACAAGCACAGATGAAACTAATAACCAATAGTGCTGAAATTAAAGTAACTGAAAACGAGGACGGTTCTAAGTCGTTCCAAGGCGTTGGTTCAGAAGTTGGTGTAGAGAATCTTAACGGCATTGTCTTGACACCTAACTGCATTGAGTTTACTAGAGAACGATATCCATTGCTATATGAACACGGAGCTGGATCTAGTGAAGTCATTGGGGACGCGAAAGTTTATTATGACTTAGCTTCTAATAAATACCTGACTGACTTTACGCTTTATGACAATGCACCGAACATTAATAAGGCTGTTGAAAATGGTGCTTTTGACTCACTATCAATTGCCTATTACATTACAGATTATGAGTTTAATGAAAATGATGCTCTAGTTGTAAATAAAGCACAGTTTAAAGAGATTTCTCTTGTTTCAGTACCAGCAGACCCTAACGCAAAATTTATTCAAAATGCCTTAGGCGAAGAACTCACAGAAGAACGCAACAAAATTATTGAAAGCCGTAACGCTTTGAAAGAAATTGAGGATATCAAAAAGAAATATGAATAAACCTGATTTAATCGAAAAACAGAACCGCTTGGCAGAACTTAAAGAAAATAACGTATCTTTAAAATCTCAAATTAGTGGCTTTGAAGTAAAAAACGCAATTGAAGACTTGCCAAAAGTACAAGAATTAGAAAAAACACTTTCAGAAAATTCAATTGAAATTATCAAAATCGAGAACGAACTTAACGCACAGGAAGAAAAACCAAAAGGAAAAGCTAAAATGAAAAACTTTATTGAATCACAAAACGCTGTAACAGAATTTTTTGATGTATTGAAAAAGAACTCTGGAAAATCAGAAATTAAAAACGCTTGGAATGCAAAACTTGCTGAAAATGGTGTAACTATCACAGATACAACTTTCCAACTTCCACGCAAATTGGTTGAGTCAATCAACACAGCCTTGTTAAATACTAACCCAGTATTCAAAGTTTTCCACGTTACAAATGTTGGTGCTTTGCTCGTATCACGCTCTTTTGATTCATCAAATGAAGCACAAGTTCACAAAGACGGACAACAAAAAACAGAGCAGGCAGCTACACTCACTATTGACACTCTTGAACCTGTAATGGTTTATAAATTGCAATCACTTGCTGAACGTGTTAAACGACTTCAAATGTCTTATTCTGAACTTTACAACTTGATTGTAGCAGAACTTACACAAGCTATTGTAAACAAAATTGTTGACCTTGCACTTGTTGAGGGCGACGGAACAAATGGTTTTAAATCAATTGACAAAGAAGCAGACGCTAAAAAAATCAAAAAAATTACTACAAAAGCCAAATCAGCTGGCAAAACTCCATTTGCTGACGCTATTGAAGAAGCGGTTGACTTTGTTCGCCCTACTGCTGGACGTCGTTATTTGATTGTTAAAGCGGAAGACCGCAGAGCCTTGTTAGATGAGTTACGCCAAGCGACTGCAAATGCTCATGTTCGTATTAAAAATGATGACGCTGAAATTGCTTCAGAAGTTGGAGTTGATGAAATCATTGTCTACACAGGTTCAAAAGCACTCAAACCTACTGTATTGGTAGACCAAAAATATCACATTGATATGCAAGACCTTACTAAAGTTGATGCCTTTGAATGGAAAACTAATAGCAACATGATTTTGGTTGAAACACTAACAAGCGGACACGTTGAAACTCTTAACGCTGGTGCAGTAATTACAGTAGCATAAGAATAAAATGGAGGAAGTAAATGATAGATTATATTAAGGTCTATTGTGGTATTCCGATTTTAGTAACAGCTTATGATAGTAAACTTATCTTATTCCGTTCAATAGCTATTAAATTGCTAGAAAAAAATGGTATTAAAGCTGACGAAACAAGCGTATTAGTGAAAGACTTTATCTCTTGTTATTGTCGGCTTAATATTGTTGATGAACCAGCAGAACAATGGCGAAATGCTGAAATGAAACGTTTGGCTTCTTTGCAAGAGTTAATGTATTATGGAGGTATTTAATGATATTCTCACAAGTTACATTACAGGTAGAAACGACTGTTAAGAAGAAGAACGGTGCAGAAGCTAATGTTATAAAGCCTATCGTTTTACCAGCAGTTAAACAGAGAATTAGTCAGACAAGACTTGATGAGTTTTCTATGATTGGGCTAGGTAAAAACGTAAGATACGAGCTTAACGGAATCGGAGAAATGGAAGACTTGATTTTCAACTATTTCTTAGACGAAAAAGGCGAAACTTTCAAGCGTACAACATGGGAAAGAAACCCTAAGAATAACAAGATGATTTTAGAGGGGGTCGTAAGTAATGGAATTTGATTCTTATATAGATTGGTACAACAATTTACTTACAATGCCTCTAAATGACGTTATTTTAGGCGTTAAGGACACGATAGAAGACAAGACGGTATATTTATCACTTAGTGACTCAAAGGTGCTTAAAATGGATAATACGAGCTTTGTCATGGGTTACTATTATCAAGTTGTTTTATCTGTTAAAGATGTTGACGATGAACTTGTAGGACTAGTCGGAAATGTTTTACAAAACGGTTGGAATATGACGAACTGGTCAGAGAATAGCCATTTGTACAATTATACTGGTACTGTTTATTTGCCTTGTGGTGCAGGTGGTCAAGCATGGCAATGAATTTACTTAATACAGCAAGCATAGCTAAAGAAATGCAAACTAAAGTAACAGAACGCATGGGCGATTGGTTTGAAGCAGAGTTTAAGGCAAAAGCAAATACTGCAAGTAGAAGAACTAGATTAATCAGAAGCCACGGTCATACCTATACTTATGCCAGATATCAAAATACTGGGCAATTGTCAAGTAACTTAAAGCAAGTTAAAAAAGGCGATAAAGTAGTAGTTAATGCAGGTACTAGGGCTAGTTACACTAGCGGCTATCATGGTATGTACTTCTTGGTTGAAAAAAAAGGTATGCAAGACGTCAAAACAACATTGAAAAAAGGCGCTAATTATGCTAATTCAATGAAATTATAAAAGTAGAAAGTAGCTTAATTACATTTGATTGAAATTAACAATAATGGTATTTTTTAATGAGTTTAGATAATTTTAGAAATAGAACGATTATATGGGATACAGTTAATAAAGATTTCCCTCAACCAATACAAATAATGCAAGGCGATGTCAATGCAAGAACTTTGTTAATTAAAATAGTTGATAATGGAGTTGAAATTGACTTAACTGGTCATTCGTTAAAACTTACATATCAATATACTAATAGTAGTAATTCTGGTTTTGTTATGATCCCTCCTAAGGACTTAGCTAAGGGAGAATTTATTTTGGTGATTCCTACTGAAATGACAACAACTGGAGTTATCGAGGCAAATTTAATTCTTCTCAACGAAAGTTTAGAGCAAGTTATCGTCAGTAAAAGTCTTACATTTATATCAGATAATTCTACAGTTTCTGATTTAGCTCAAGAAGTAAATAATAAGATTGATAATTTTAAAAAATTATTATTGGAAAATATGCCACAAGTGTTGCGCAGTGAGTTGAATGATTTACATGCTCAAACTGATTCAAACAAGAGCAATATTGAGCTTAAAGCAAATTTAGCTGATATGACGAGCTTACAAAGTGCAATGACAGAGCTTAAAAAAGAAGTAGAAGCATTTGGTATTAGTCCTGAAAATTTAGTTACTATAAAATCGCTATTAGATGAAATCGCAAGTAACGCCAGTGAATCAGAAGTAGTTGAACTAATAAATTCAGTAAAGGTTTTAACAAGTAATATTTCTCTGATGAGTAATGGAGATTATTCTCCTAAAGCTAATCAAACGGATTTAGAAAGTTTACATCATATTGTTAATAAACAAGGTGTTGCAATTTCAACAAAAGCTGAACAATCAGAGTTATAAATACAATTGACTATGCTCAAGCTCACCCAGTTGGCTCGGTAGTCTCAAATACTTCAAGTTCATCATCAGGATATTCCACAGGCAAATGGGAAAATATCGGTTCAGCAGTAATCGGTTCAACAACAATATATTATTGGAAACGTACTGCATAAAAAAATAAAAAGGAAAATAAAAAATGAAATTAGATTATAATTCACGTGAGATTTTCTTTGGTAATGAAGCTCTAATCGTAGCTGATATGGCCAAGGGAAGTAACGGAAAACCAGAGTTCACTAACCATAAAATTGTAACTGGTTTAGTATCAGTTGGCGCAATGGAAGACCAAGCGGAGACTAACAGCTATCCAGCTGATGACGTGCCAGACCATGGAGTGAAAAAAGGTGCTACCTTACTTCAAGGCGAAATGGTATTCATTCAAACAGACCAAGCGCTTAAAG